TTATCTTCAAAATATTCACGACTATTTTCAATATACACATTGCGAAATTCATCCTAGTACTATATTTGGCGTATTAGCATCTTGTGTTCCGTTTCCTGAACATAATCAAGCACCTAGAAATACATATCAATGTGCTATGGGAAAACAAGCCATTGGAGTGTATGCAACTAATTACGATCAACGAATGGACAAAACTGCTTATGTGTTAAACTATCCAACAAGACCGTTAGTTGAAACCAGACTAATGAATCTTATACATTTAAATCAAATTCCGTCTGGTACCCAAATCCACGTAGCAATTATGACACATACTGGATATAATCAAGAAGATAGTGTGCTTATTAATAAGGGATCTATTGATAGGGGGTTATTTTTGGCAACCATATACCATACTGAAAAAGATGAAGATAAGAACATTATTCGAGACGAAATTATTAGGTGTCGTCCAGATCCAAGTAAAACCAGAGGAGTGAAATTTGGTAATTATAATAAATTGAATTCCTCCGGATTTATACCGGAAAATGAGCTTGTTGAAAATCGTGATGTGATTATTGCAAAGATTGTACCCATTAAAGAAAATCGAAACGATCCTACCAAAATTATTAAATATGACGATCAGAGTAAAACGTTTCGTACCAATGAAGATACTTACATTGATAAAAACTACACTGGTAGGAATGGTGATGGTTATAACTTTGCAAAGGTCCGAGTAAGAACATTAAGAAAACCTACTTTTGGTGACAAGTTCAGCTCACGTCACGGACAAAAGGGCACTGTTGGTAATATTATTCCAGAATGCGATATGCCATTTACAAAGGATGGTCATAGACCAGACATTATTATTAATCCGCACGCAATTCCATCGCGCATGACTATTGCTCAACTAAAAGAGACTTTATTAGGAAAAGTATTACTAGAACTTGGTATGTTCGGCGATGGAACTAGTTTTGGTAATATGGATATTGTATCCATTGCAAATGAACTACAAAAGATTGGATATGAAAGTTATGGAAATGAAGTCCTATATAATGGGCTATCCGGCGAACAACTAGAAACAAGTATATTTATCGGTCCTGTATTTTACCAAAGGTTAAAGCATATGGTAAGTGACAAACAACATAGTCGTTCGATTGGACCAATGGTGAATCTTACCAGACAACCGGCTGAGGGTAGAAGCAGAGATGGAGGCTTTAGAATAGGTGAAATGGAACGTGATGTTATGATTGCTCACGGTATGTCAAGGTTTTGTCGCGAAAGGATGTATGACGTATCTGATAAGTATAGCGTGCACGTATGCAAGTCTTGTGGAATGATTGCATCATATAATGATGGCAACAAAAATCGTATGTATGAAACCGCCGATTTTACAATTCATATGTGCAAAAATTGTGATAATAAGACTGAATTTGCTAAGGTTGAAATCCCGTATGCATACAAGTTGATGGCACAAGAATTGCAAACAATTAATGTCGTCCCTCGAATCATAACAGAATAAATTAGTTAGATACTGATAAATAATTGGATTGTCGTGTAGATATTTTTTTATGAGTTTGAATATTGCCGGTTTTGTATAACTATAATACAAGATATTTAGTTACAATAATGGATGATGAACTACCAACAGTTGCGGATAATACAGATATAAATGATGCACGATTGGCAAAAGATTTTAGTGGCGTCACTTTTTCGAATTATAAAAAACTGACTGTACGTAACAAACTAATAGAAAGCATTATTAGTAATCGCATAGAACCGGCGAACCATTGGTGCAGTGAATTAATCTGCGCGGGTCATTTTATGGATGTATGGGAAATCATACTCCACTATGTAGGAAAACACGTTCATATCGGTAACCCAAAACTAATTATTTATTTAGAAAAACGGTTTGAATTATTTCGGAATATCATTGACCAAGGTCAATTTACGCAAGAAATTCAGTTGCGCAATCACCCAACTATACGTCAATTATTTGCCGAAATCATATGCACACTTACCACATCTAATCGCAAACATAGTTTCGAGCCAATTAAAATCAATAAAGTGGAGGAGTTTGATATGACTCAAATGACCGAACGGTTAAAAGCACCAAATGTGCATTATGCAGAGAACATATTAAAAAATAAAGACCCAAAAGAACTGTTTATAGCGTTAAATGAATTTTCATATCATCTTTCAAAAGACAGTCATAGTGTATTCAACGCGTGTTATTGGATCGAATGGATTATTGAATTCGAACTAATATGTAAAAAACGAAAACAACCTTCGACTGCTGAAAGTCGCACTTATATACCAGTTGAAAGCAAACGCCAGACAGATATTATATGGATTATGTGGGACGCTATATTTCAATATGGCGATGAGTTAAATAATCCGTATATAACACAATTGCTAACGTCATTACGTAATATATTTTGCATTAAATATACCCAAGCATCTTGCAAAAGACGACGATATTTACTTTATTTTGCAGTTGCACTTATTGTTGAAACAGTTCCTACGGATACCCCCCTTATGCCGAATAAACCGCTCGTAACAAGCATTGTAAGTCAAATTAACCTTATTTATAAACAAATCAAGAAAAATGAACAGAAACCATCTACTGATTACCTCTTTAAAAATTTAGAAAAAGAGGTAGCTTTTGAAAAATCAATGCGTAAAATGGACTTAGTCAATTCCATCGACATTGCGCGAAAGTAATCTATTCTTACATAAAGCAACAACAATATATTACAATTATGTATAAGAACTATTTATGTCACACGCGAAATCGATAGAAGATAGTTTAGGAGTTCCTAAAGTAATTGGTCAAGGGACATATGGATGTGTGCATAAACCACCAATGAAATGTAAAAATAAAACTCGAAAAGATAAAAAGAATGTATCAAAACTACTTACAAAGAATAATGCAGAGAGTGAATTGCAAGAATATAAAACAATATCCTCTGTGGATAAAAAGAAGAACATATATCTTGGTACGCCAACCAAATGCGATATAGATGATATTGAATTAAATCGTGCAGCAATTATAAAATGTGATAATGAACGTCTTATTCCTAGCCAACTAGACAAATATTCATTATTGATAATGAAGGATGGGGGAAAAAATCTTCAACAATTTGCGGATCACGTTCGTAAAAACTGGAATAATACACCTGCAAACAAAGCGAAGATGGAACTCTTTTGGTTAGAAGTTTCACGCTTATTTTATGGGTTAAAGGTATTTCACGACAACGAAATATTGCATCACGATCTAAAACACCAAAATATTGTATATGATGAAGACCAAAATAGAGTAAATTTTATTGATTTTGGATTTATGACAAAAAGAGATTCCATCGTTAAAGACGCGAAAACATCATTATATATGTTAGCTACGGATTTCCATTGGTCTTTTCCTTGGGAATTTGTATTTATCAACCACGATAGTTATAAATACATAAGCAAAGATTCTCGTACAATGAAAGAGAGAGAGCATTATGTCGAACAAATAAATAATAATTGTCAATATTTCTTCAAAAGTATTTTGCCAAGTGATCTAAAATCAGATGAATATCAAATGGCTATTCAAAAAAAGTTGAAACAGTTTTACGTTATGTTGATTGAGTTAGAACCAAAAGATTATGAGAAGTTTTTGAACAAGTCAATTGATACAATCGATAGTTATGGGGTTGGTATTGCTTTATTATATGTATTGAATCGAACTGGTAAATTTATTGATAATGATTTATTCGAAAAACTTAGAAATTTATTTGTTAATATGACGAGTCCGAACGTGTATAGTAGATATAGTGTAGATGAACTACTGCATCAATATGAAAATATTATGTTAGATAGTGGGTTATTAGAAAAACATAACAAATATTACTATGACCATCTTCTTGTAAAAGGAAATCCTATTCCAGCGTTAATTAATAACAGCATTAATCATATTTCGAAGGAGAGTTTCATGATTCCACATAATCAAATAATCCCTACCGAAATATCTACTAAACATCTATGTCCCGACGATAAAGAATACAAAATGACTACTAAACGTTGTGTAAATAAATGCAAAGATGGTTATATACGCGACGCTAACTTCAAATGTATCCAGGATCGCACTCGTAAAATGTATAAATTGTGTCCAAAGGGAAAACAACGAAATCCGCTTACGAACCGTTGTGTAAAAGATTGTAAGCCAGGTTATCTCCGCGACAAAACATTTAAATGTCGCAAGGGATTTAACCCATTTGCATCAATGTAATTTCATATTATAGAAAAATTATATTGATTTGATTTATTATTTAAAATGCACCAAATGCGCTACCTATCATACTATTTGCTGCCATTGGTCCAGCCATACCGAAATCATTGCCTCCATTTGAACGCATCATATGATCATATCCTCCGGTATCTTGTCTCGATGTAACCGTTGGTGCTGGCGGAAACATACCGCCTTGAACGTGTGTGCTGTCCAGGTGGTCGGATTGACTTGGAGAATGCATTGGCTCACGGGTGACGCGCACACCTTGCTTAACATTGTCTTTTCTGTCGCCAGTTGAACCATTCCATAGTTCAATAACGCGATCAACCATTATATTCACTTTTAATCCAAGTTTCGTCTGTATGCTCAAAATAATTATCAAAAACGCTAAAACAACGTTTGTTGCGGTCAAACTTTCGTATTTAAATCCGCTATACGTGGGGAAATATGTTATCATGCGATGAATGATGACTACGCCACAAAACATTATTATTAATTGAATGAATATTTCTGCTAAAAGTTCGATGCTAGACTTCTCGGGGTCAGCATCCGGAATAAATCGTTGGATAACTTTATTTAATGTGACAATCGGAACTACTCCCATAAGTGAATACTGAATCACATTTAATAATTCAGCTTGTCCCTCTTCCGTCGTTGAGAATACGTGAGACAAGAAGGTCTTTTTTGAAGCACTAGATGTTTCGTTTAATATTTCCATAATGATATATACTATCCCTCAGAAAATATATGGGTATTATGTCTAAAATTATATAGAGTCGTTCTTGTCTCAATTGAAGTTTGACATATTCGTAAAACAACTTAAACGGGTTTTTTATATATCTATTATACACATGTTGAAACGTGTCATCGAATGCAATAAATATAAAAATCGTGATCAAACCTCATCTGAACCACACGAGGAATACCAATACCTGAATTTACTTCAAGATATTTTAAATGAAGGTCACGATGAGGTGGGACGAAATGGCAATACTCGTTGTGTATTTGGTGCGGCTATGCATTTCTCTCTTGAAAATGGAAAAATCCCGATTTTAACTACCAAAAAAACTGCTTGGAAGACATGTTTAAAAGAATTGTTGTGGTTTATCAAGGGACAAACTGATAATAAAATCCTTACCGATCAAAATGTACACATATGGGACGGCAATACCACTGCGGAATTTCTTGAATCAAGAGGATTATCACATTATACGCCCGGGCGACAAATTGGACCACTTTACTCACATCAATGGCGGTATTGGAATGCTGCATATGAAAATGACCCTGATGCAGATTATACTGGTAAAGGAATTGACCAACTGCAAAATGTTATTGATACTTTGAAAAATCCTGAATTGAGATCCTCACGCAGAATGGTAATCAGTGCTTGGAATCCCGAACAATTAGATCAAGGGGTTCTTCCACCGTGTCACGTTTTGTTTCAATTCAATGTTGTTGATGGAAATAAATTAAGTTGCTGCTTAATGCAGCGCAGCGGAGACGAATTTTTAGGAATTTGCTTCAATATAGTCTCGTATTCTTTTCTAGTTTGTCTAATCGCAAAGCACTGCGATTTGGAACCATATGAATTTATCCATTATGGTGGGAATTGTCATATATACGATGACCACTTTGACCAAGTAAAAGAACAACTTACTAGAACGCCATATGAGTTCCCAACGTTAGAAATATTGAATAAAAGGGAAAACATCAATGATTATGTAGTAGATGATTTCAAAATTAGTAATTATCAACATCATCCACAAATAAAGGCGGCGATGCGGGCATAAATTGATTAAATAAATAACAACATAGAGAAAATCGTATATATAATTTATATTTCAATTATAATAGAATGAGTAGTTCAAACGCTGCTGCTATTCGTCGTCGAGCAGGCATTCAACCATCAACGCCTGTATCCACACCACCCCCTACGACTACCTCTTCACGTTCAACCACGTCTAATTCAGCTGCGGATCAATCGCGAAAACTAACTCTCCCCGAGGTCATCGCGAATTTCGATCAACGTATTAATAAATTGGAAGAAAATATTAAAAATTCTCCCCAAATGCCAAGCAATGCGTCTAGTTCAATCGAACCAAATGAGTTACAGAATGTATTGAATGAATACAACGATCGGTTTGAAATGATCGCAAGTGAAATTTCAAATATTAAAGATGCCCTTCTTAGTTTGCAAACATATACAATGGATGTCAATAAAATGCTTTTAAATGAGCGTGTTAGGGTTCTATCCGATCTAGGAAATAATATTAAGATGGCACCCATTGAAGATGCTGATATTACAAGTGTATTTAGTTTAGCATCCGATGGCAATCAACCCAATGAGAACGCCCCAGGTAGTCCTACAAGCGTTGATATGCGCGAAGAAATTACAAGATAGATTGCGTAAAATTAAAGTATATTATAAAAATATATATTATATAATATTCTCTCATCATATGTCTAAGTCATCATCAGACTGTTTTATGCAAAAGGTTACCGAGTTACAACAATTATATTATTCTACTAATACAAAACATACATTTCTTAAAAAACAACAAAAAAATGAATGTGCCAACGTTGTATCCAATTTAGTGGGAACCAATAATATGTTAAATCATTGCATTTATACATTTGATGGATATAAGGTGTATATTGATTATACTATATTTAAAACATTTGTATGTCCAGATAATTATAACCTGATTGTTGATTACTTTATGAATATTATACACACTATCATCAATGAATACGGAAGATATCAATTATACGTAAATTTACAGACACTTACTATTTCGGCACTTGAACGTTATCGCTCCGTTATTATGCAGTTAAGTTCTAGATGCGTTGCAGATCAAATTGAACCATTTATTGAAATTTTTCAAATACATAATGCGCCTAGTTTTTTAACGGCAACATCTAGTTTATTATCACCATTTATGCCCGACAGCGTGAAAAACAAGATCGTGTTTGTCAATAAAAACGATTCGAACAATTTACCAGATATGATATCAAAAAAGATTACTTAAAAAAAATATATAAACCCTTGTCAATAGGCTTTATATATTTATTCAATGAGCATTAATATTGCTATAAATAATTTCCAAGCGGCAGAATGTTTCACTTATATTTTTCAACACGCTCGTCTATTTACAGATCATCTGAATATTTTGTTTGAAAAGGAACGAGTGTATATACAATCAATGGACCCGACGCGCGTATCCATATTTGAGGTATATCTCCCCGCTGAATGGTTTTGTAAATATGAACATATTGGTGGTCAAACAATTACATTAGGCGTAAATTCCACGATGTTTTTCCGAATTCTAAACACTCGCGATAAAAACCAGACGTTAAACATTTCCTTTAAATCGAATGACGACGAAAAGTTGTATTTACATTTCACCAGCGATGACAAATCTATATTTGACAAACACTTTGAAATGCCACTAATTGACTTAGAATGTGAGCTAATGGAAATTCCGAATACAGAAAGTGAAGCTGAGTTCTCGATATCCTCTACTAATTTTGCAAATATTGTTACACAGATGAAGTTATTTGGCGATACAATTGAAATAAATTGTACTGAAGAGAAGATCGAATTATTGTCGATTAGTCAAGAATCTGGCAAAATGACGGTGAACATTGATATTGACGAACTTACCTCGTATTCGATAAACGAGGGCGAGACTATGAAACTATCATTTAGTTTAAACATTTTACACAACATCTGTCAGTATAATAAAATTGCAAAGGAAATGGAAATACATTTAAAAGAAAGTTTTCCACTGAAACTGATTTACCACATAAATAATAACAATTCGGATGCAAAACTCGTATTTTACTTAGCGCCAAAAATAGAAGACAATTAAAAATTTATTTATGCGTTCATAAACAACACAAAAAACAACATATTATCATATACTATAATATGTCGACAATGTTCAATATAATATTATTTGTGATAGTTCTTGTCTTATATCTTCATATCATTCAACAATTGAAAACGAGTGAAGATTTAGAAATATATGAAATGGATTATAATACAAATTCTCATTTGCAAGAAGTATGCGATGTAAAGCAACCTGTTCTCTTTGAATATAATTCTGTATCGAATGAATTTTATCAAGAAATTACGAACGAAAAACTGGATAAATGCGGCATATATGATGTAAAAGTTAAATCGATTAAAGATTATTATACGGATGATGTGAATGCGTCAGTCGAATCCGTTATATTGCCCGCACAAAGTGCCAATAAACTGTTGAAAAGTGATACCCATGCGAACTACTTTACTGAAAACAATCATGATTTTATTGAGGATGCAAATCTGTACTCCTTTTTTCACGCAAATGATGAATACATTAAACCAAATACCACTATGCTAACCAAGTATGACGTTTTAATGGGTTCGTCAAACGCATATACTCCATTAAGATATCACACTGATTACCGCCGATTTATTTCCACACATTCCGGAAAGATCACTATTAAAATGACACCTTGGAAAAGTAGTAAATATTTATATCCTATAAATGATTATGAAAACTATGAATTCCGTTCTCCGGTAAACGTATGGTCGCCTCAAAAGAAATATAAGAACGAAGTAAGCAAATTAAAATTTCTGGAATTTGATATTATGCCTGGATTTATGTTATATATTCCCCCCTATTGGTGGTATAGCATAAAATTCTCTGGCGAATCGGATACATTAGTGACGGGATTTACATATAATACTATTATGAACTGTGTCACCAACTTGCCAAAATGGTCGTTATATTACATGCAACAACATAATACGAAAACTCGTATTGCAAAAACAATTCCGATTGAACCAACCACTATTTCAACAGAAAACGCAACCGATGAACTAGATGCACCCGACGCAACGGTAAATATTTAGTCAGTATTGCAAAATAATAATTATCTGTACATTATCTAAATGAGTTCTGACAATACTACCCCCGATGAAAACTCGAATAATGTAAACAATGGAGAACTTACTATTGAAAACACGTTTACTCCTGCAAATGAAATTATCGATAATATTCCAGCGATTAACGACGATAATTCTAATGCTGAATCTACAATCACACTTTCTAGCAAAAATATAGAACCAGAAAACATACCTCAAATATCTACTCCTTCACCCGCAAGTTCTCGTCGAACATCAAAATCCGATGAGTCTGTTCGTACATCAACTAGTCAATCAAACAAACTCCCTGCAATTATGGAACGTAGAATAGTTGTTGCTGACAACTTGATTGAAACTGATTGGTTTGCACAACACGAGTATATCATCTTTAAAAATGAGCTTTCGTCGCAGCGTAAAATAAATGTTTTTATATTAAAGGAATGTAAAGAAAATAAACGCCTACTCGACTTGAAATACAATGATCTTACCCGAACAGTGAATAATATACAGACATCTGTTATTTTTGTTTCAACTTTGTCTGGGTTTTTACAAGCAACCAAACTACAATTCGGCATTCCATCTGACATTATTGAGGTGGTCTCAATTACAATTTCTACCTATATATCTCTCATTTTGTCCATTTCTAAGTACTATAAACTAGACGAATTAAAGGAAAAAATCCAGAATCTTATTGAAAAATACTCATTATTGCACAATAAAATCGAACATAGGATGGATGTTCTCGGACCTTGGAATAATAAACATCTATGGGAATATAAAAATGCAAGTAACAAGCTAGATGAATGGCGTGAAGTATTGGATGTTATGAATGATCAATATAAACAAATTATTGAAACAAAACAGACGCTAACAACTGAATTTGAAATTATAATGGACACTATATCACGAAATAAATATAATAGTGTAAATGCTGACCGTAATTATCATAATCGGATGGAGTTATTTCAAACGCAGAAAAAAGAAAGTGCCTTAGAAAAACAAATTGTCAAGGAACAGAACAAAAATCCGAAGCGTTTTCGTCCAAGTATCGTTCTTCAGCACGAGTCTCTGGATAATTGGGATGACGATGAAAGTGTAGTGTAAAAATACTTAAACAAATTTATCGATATATAATATATAGAATTTACGATGTCTGAGAACGAAGCATATATGCCTCAAAGATGTAACGAAATAACAATCATTGAACAACAAAACCTTAAAATCGAATCTGCTATTGATCGAAATTGCAAACAAGATATAAA